TGCTGCAGGGCTTGCAGGTGGTGGCGGGTACGAACGAGGGCTTCGATGAAGTCTGGTGGCACTACTGCAGCGCGGATGCGCTTTTGCCGGACCAATACGTGATCTATAACTACACGCTGCGCGTCTGGTACTACGGAACCATGTCTCGCACCGCGTGGATCGACTCCCCGCTGAAAGCATCGCCCCTAGCCGCTACGATAGTCAACAACCTGGTGCTGCACGAAGACGGCGTGGATGACGTGGAGACCGTCAGCAGCCAGCCGATCGACGCCTACATCGAGTCCTCGGACTTTGACATCGGTGACGGGCACAACTTTGGCTTCGTTCGCAGCATCCTGCCGGACCTGACTTTTACCGGCTCGACGGCGATCACACCTGCGGTGACCATGACAACGCAGACCCGGAACGCGCCAGGCGCCCCGCTGAACGCGGACACGGACGAGACGGTCTCCCGCACGTCAACGGTCGTTGTGGAGCAGTGGACTCCGCAGGTTTTCATGCGCGCGCGGGGGCGGCAGATGCGGTACAAGATTGCGTCGGACACGTTGGGGGTTCAGTGGAAAATTGGCACGCCGCGTATGGACGTCCGGCCCGACGGACGTAGGAGCTGACATGGCACTGCGTGCACCGCGACTCAGCCAGGCCCCTGCGGAGTACGAGCGCCGCTTCTTGGACACGCTCGTGTCGGAACTTGTGGCGTATTTCAATCGCGCCAACGCGCCGTACCCGCACAACGCCAGCACGCTAAACATCAACATTGACACGTTGCCCACCGAAGCCGTCCTTGCTACACTACGCTCCGGCGACGTCTACAGGGACACGACTGCATCAAACGTGTTGAAAATCAAACCGTAAGAGGTCCCTATGAGTCTCGCAAAAATCGCATCGGCCAAGCGCAAGCGCAAGTTCTACGACGGCGGTCAAGCAGACCCCGAAGGTCAAGCAGATGCTTCGCGCGCGGACGGCTCCCCGAGCGTAGGTGGGTTCAACCCGGACGGCGGATGGTCCGCCAACGATTCCGCGCAGTTCGGTACGCCCACGGCGCCGGCTGGCACCGGGGCTCCTTATTCCGGCGGGGACACAGGCGGAACGGCCACAGCCACACCGACGGCGGCACCTTCGAGCAATTTCCTGTCCGGTCTGACAGTTGAAGGCGTGCTTGGTGCGCTGGGGCGGATGCCGGGAGGTCTTGGCATGTTGTCAGGGCTGGCGAGCAAGGGTATTGCCGCTGCCAAGCAGGACTGGAGCGCGAGAGAAAACGACTCGGCGCAGTTTGGTATCCCGATGCCTTCACGCGGTCAGGACAACGGGGAAGGTAGCATGGGCTCCGGCTTGGCCTCGGATGCCGCGGCCAACCCCTTCGGGTCCTCCGCCCCTACGCAAACCACACCCACCGCGCCGGCCGACGCTGGCATGCGCAAGTACGTCTGGGACCCGGTGGCTCGGCAGTACACACTGACCAACGTCGGCGCAGGTGCCAACCCCATGGGCTACACATCCGGGCAGACGTTCAAGATGGCCGCCGGCGGGCAAGCGCCAAGTGGCATCGCTGCCGGGGCACCGCTGGGTCCGCGTTTCGTGCAGGGCGGTGGCACCGGCTTGTCGGACGATGTCCCGGTCAAGATGGATGACGGCGGCGAGGGGCGTCTGGCGGACGGTGAGTTCGTGATCCCCGCAGACGTGGTGTCTGGCCTGGGCGGGGGGTCGTCCAAGGCTGGCGCGGACATTCTGTACCAGATGATAGAGCGCATCCGACAGATGGCGCACGGCAAGAGCGAGCAGGTTCGTCCGGTGGACCCGGGCAAGGCTTTGCCCGTATAGGAGGCTAAATGGCAACGACTACATCGACAACCAACTCCTCGCTACCCGGCTACATCGAGCCGTACGTAACAGACCTGTTTGCGCGCTCACAGGCGTTGACAGGGAGTGCACCTGCGCCGGCCTACACAGGCGCGCGAGTGGCCGGTCTCACCCCCCTGCAGGAGCAGGCTGGTACGTCTGTGTCTGGACTCAACGCCGGCAACCTGATGACGCAAGGTGCCGGTGCCATCGGTACGGGGGCCAATTACACACCGAGCACCGGCGCCTTCGGGCTTGAGGCTGCACAGCAGTACATGAACCCGTACCAGCAAGGCGTGACCGATATTGCCAAGCGGGAAGCTACACGTGACGACATGATCGCCCAGACGGGGCGGGATTCCGCAGCGGCCAAGGCCGGCGCGTTCGGCGGCAGCCGCCACGGCGTCATCGAGGCGGAAGCCGATCGCAACTTGGGGCAGCGTCTCAACGACATCCAGACGCAAGGGCTGAACACTTCCTGGCAACAGGCACAGCAGCAGTACAACGCCGACACCACGCGTCAGCAGCAGGACCGGCAGTTCGGTTCCCAAGCAGCGATCAAGGGCGGCGAGGCGCTGGGTGAGATGGGGCGTAGCGCGTTCGGGCTGCAGTCAACGGCGGGTCTGCTGGACCAGAGTACGCAGCAGCGTGGGTTGGACACAGGGTACCAGGACTGGTTGAATACGCAGCAGCACCCATACGACCAGCTGACGTTCATGCGCAACATGGTGTCGGGTTTCCCGGGCAGCACCACCACGCAGACCACACAGCAGTCACCTACGTCCAACTGGGCTTCGGACCTGGCGGGTGTCGGTTCGGCCATCGGCGGCCTGGGTAGCCTGTTCGACCTGTGGGCCGGCGGCGGGCACATCCCTGAACGCAAGTCCGGACTGGGCGCGGGGCGCGTGGCGCAACTTTACGGGAGCCTGAAATGACGCCGCACACCGCGGCTTGCAGCCGCTATATCGGGGGTGCGACATGAGTTTACAAAGCAGCATGGCCGTCATGAAGGCCAAACTCGCCGGCAACGTGCCGCAACTGCAGGCATTGGCCATGCAGGGTGACTTCGAGGCCGTGGCCGCGCTCAAGGAGATGACGGACAAGAAGGCCTACGCGCAGAGCATGGCCAACGAGACCGCCATGAGCAAGGAAGACACCCTGCCTGTACTCGAGCAGCTCGTGGGTAACCTGGAAGCGCCGCAGAGCGGCATTGCTGCGTATGCCAGCGGCGGCCGGGCGTTTTCGGGCGGCGGCGAGAACTACGCGCAGCTGTTCACGGATTCAATGCCGCGGAACCAGAAACCGCTGTACGCACCGTCGGCTGTCAAACGGGACGACGGTAGTTCCGTTGAGCGCCCAGCAGAGCCCTACCTGCCGCAGACCGCAGCGGAAGCGTTGATGGCGCCGCCCGATCCGAACAGCCGTGATCTCGGTGATTGGCTGCGCAAGGTTCTGTACGGGGGCAAGACGCGCGAGGAATACTACAAGGAAGCGCCGGCGGCAAAGCCGGGGCAGGCTGCGCAGCAGGCCGGCAGCGCCTACCCCTACCAGGTGCAAGCCCGTTCGCCAGCGACCAACAAGGAGACGGTGCGCAAGCCCCGGTACTCCGGCATCGCGGCTGCCGCTGCGCCGGCGGAGACCTCGCCCCCGTCTGATGGACCGTTCGACCCCAAGAAACGCATGCAGCGCCAGGAAGGCGCGGGGATGCCCAGCCTGCCGGCCGCCGAGGACCAGACGGACGATCAGTTGCGGCAAAGTCTGGAGGCGCTCACCACGCTGCAGAAGGAACGGGACGAGCTGCGCGGCAAGTCCCGGGCCCAGTTGGAAGCTGCCTACAACGCCAAGGTCAAGAACCTGACCCCCAGCAAGTTCGACCGGGTTATGGAGTTCCTGGCCGGTGTGTCCGCCAAGGGCGGTAGCAGCGCGGCACAGGCGCTGGGCGCCGGTGCGCTGGCCATGCACGGCAAGGACAAGGCCCGCAAGGAGCAGTTGGCGTCGGTCAAGGAGATGTATGACAAGGCGGACCTGCTGGAGCAGGAAGCCCTGGTGCGCGACCGCATGAAGGACGTCGAGGGGGCCATGGCGCTGCGCAAGCAGGCCGCGGACCTGCAGCGGCAGATCGCCGCCCAGAAGTCGACCGAGAATCTGCAGGGGGCCCAGGCCGACTACTACCGCGGCGCGCGGGCAGACCAGGCACGGGCGGCGGCCGAGGCGAGCAGGGCGCGGGCGAACCGGCCCACGGGTATTGCGGCAGGCGTCAAGCCCATCGATCCCGTGAAGCGCGCCAATTTGATCCGCCAGGAAGCGGACGCGCTGGCCAAGGCGGAAAACAAAGACCTCTCGGCCATGTCTCCGACCGAACGAGAAGCGCTGAACGCGCGCGCAACGCGTATCGTGGACACCAACCTCGGTAAGCCGGCAGCCGCGAGTCCCGCTGGCGGGCAGCGTCTCAAATTTGACGCACAGGGCAACCTGATCCAGTAGGATACGGCATGGCAATCGAAGCAGAACTGGCTGACGGACGTATCCTGGAGTTCCCCGACGGCACAGATCCGTTGGTGATTCAGGCCACCATCAAGCGCATGATTGCCGGTGCGCAGGGCACAGCCAAGTCCGGTTTCGTCCCGGCAATGAAAGCCGGGTGGGAAGACCTCAAGGGCAGCCTGGCAGGGCTGGCCGGGCGCTCGGGGCTTATGTCCATCAAGGCTGCTGAAGAACAGCAGGCGCGCAACAAGGCCGAAGCCGCGCGGGTGTTCAAGCCCACCGATGGCACCTGGTTTGACTCGCCCATGGCCAAGCTGGCGGAGACTGCCGGCGGTTCGCTGCCGTACATGGCGGCCCCCCTTGCCGCTGGCGCGGGTGCGGCATTCGCGGGTGCTCCAGCCTTGGCCGCTGCCGGTGCCGCCGGTCTGGCCTCCGCTACCCAGTTCACTGGGTCCAACCTGGCCCGGCAGCAGGACGAGGGCAGGAAGCTGGCCGACACGGACCTGGGCGCTGCTGCGCTGGCCTCGGTCCCCCAGGCCGCGCTGGATGTCGTCGGCTTCAAAATGATCCCCGGCATCCGCCGGATCTTCGCCGCTGCGGGCAAAGAGCTGACGCCCAAGGCCGCCGCCGAGATTGCGAAGCAGGGGCTCAAGTCCACGCTGGCCGACTACGCCAAGTCCGGCGTCAAGGCGTCTGGTGTCGAGGGTCTGACCGAGGCATCCCAGCAGGTGTTCGAACGGCTGCAGGCCGGGCTGGCGCTGAACGACGAGGCTGCGCGCGAGGAGTACCTGCAGAACTTCATCGGCGGCGCGGCGCTGGGCGGCGCCCTGTCGGTCCCCGGCCGGTTCCACGAGCGCGGGCGCGAGCAGCTCCAGGCCGCCCAGATCGAGGAACAGAAGCAGATCAAGGCCGAGCAGGACGCGGCCGCTCTGGCGCAGCAGCAGGAGGAGCAGAAAGTTGCCCAGCGGCAGGACCCGGCGTACGCGCAGCAGATCAACGACAAGTACAACCAGCTCTACGCACAACACCAGGCCATGCTGCCGGGTAAGCTGGGCGCGGACGCCACCGGTGCGGACAAGATCGAGCACAAGCAACAGCAGGATGCGGCGGACGCGTGGTACGAGGCCAACTTGAAACCGCTGGAAGCCGAAGCGGTGGCAGTACGCCCGACGCTGAAGGCGATGCAGGATCAGGCGTTCCAAGCGGCGCAGGAGAAAGCCCAGGCAACCGCCGTGTCCGACTCTGGCGAGTCCTACGACGCTGGCCCGGGAGCCGTGCAGCAGATGACGGCCGAGCGCGACGTGTTGTACCAGCAGCAAGCTGCGGCGGTCAAGCAGGCGTTGGAAGCAGCCAAGAAGGGCGACATGGCCACGGCCAAGGCGGCCCAGGAGCAGGCGGCCCAGCTGTTGCAGCGCGCCAAAGCGCTGGAAAAGCAGCTTGCAGGGCGCCAAGTCCCCAGCAACACCACGCAAGCCCCACCCGACAACCAGCAGCAGATCGACCGGCTGACGAAGCAGTACGGCGTCGCGGTGCAGTCCGGCAAGATGGGTCAGGCCGAGGCGCTGCGCGTTGAGCTAGAGAAGCTGCATGTGGCGCAGCGCGAGCGGGCGCGCCTGCTGGAACAGCCGCCTACGGCGTGGGACGAAGACGCCGGTGTTGGGGAGGGTGCTGACCCTGCTGCGAAGGCGAGCAAAAAACAGCAAGCCGCTGAAGCCAACAAGTTCGACAAGAACAACAAACGGATACCCGGCACGGGTCCGGTCGGAACGGAAGGCCCTGCACCGGCAGCAACCCTGTACCCGCAAGAGCAGCAGACCGCACCGTGGCGCCCGCGCGAGACCCCGATCCTGGACGCCAGCATCAATGCGCGCACGGCACAGCCCGCGCCCGGTATTCCGCAGCGTGCGTACCGCAAGCCAGGGCCCGACGCACAGCGGGCAGTAACCGAGCGCAACACCGCCCTTGCGCCCGAGTCGAAGCAGGAGTCGATGTTCCCGGAAACGGGGCCGGGCGGTGTTGCCCCGGGCGTCACACGCGCGCAGCAGGCGCGGGAGCAGATCCGGACGCTGATGCAGCGTCCGAACTTGTCGGCCGAAGCAAAGCAAAAGTTGGAGAGCCTGGCGGATGTGCTGGCGAACCCCGCGCTGGAGACCGCGCCCGCGCGCGACAACATCCTGGATGCCATCGAGAACCAACTGGACCGCGTGGCGAATCTGGGAGAGGGTGCGCGCCAGCAGGTCAACACCCGCGAGGGCATACGGCAGCTGCTGGCGGACAAACAGAGAGAGCTGTCCGAGGCACGCGCAGCACTCGCGGCCACCACCCGGCAACGGGAAGGCGCGGGCAAAACGGAAGTCGTGACGCAACGCGTACCGGGCAAGGGCGACACGCTGTTTGCCGACGCACGCAAGCGTGTGGTTGCGCTGCAAAACGAGATGGCGCAGTTGGCGCAACAGTTGTCATCGCGCGCGGCGGCGCCCACCTACGAGGTTGACGGGACGACATACCAGTCGCAGGCCATGGCCAGCCGGGGTGTTGGGCAGCAGATGGTATCCTCCGAAGCCAAGCCGACAGAAAACCGGGCAGTGCAGCCCGTGTGGATACCGCAGCCGGCGACGGACACCGTGCCCACCGGCCTGACAAAAGCGCAGCGCGAACAGCCGACACCTTCCGCGGAACAGATCGCAGGTCAGACGCCGAAGGGGGCTGCAAAGACGTACCCCGTCGGGTACCAAGGCGTGGGCGAAGTCGGGTATGTCAACGTCGAACCCCGCACGCAGCAGCAAGTATCCCCTGTGCGCACCGCCGCGTCTACGGCTACAACTGACACGGTAGTAGCTCCTGACGGCAGCAAGCGCCCCACCACGTCGACAACCACGGCGGTCGAGCGGCGCAAGGCACCCGGCGCGATGTCCACGCGTGGCAGTGAGATGACGGGTATGCAGGAGGTTAACGAGCAGGCGCTGGTACTCCGACCCGCCGACCAGAAGACGATCGACTTCTGGGACACGGTCTACGGCGTGGGCACGCCCATACACGATGCGGTGCGCATGGCCGAGCATCATCTCGCCACGTTGGAAAAGGAGCTGAAAGGTATCCAGGATGAACGCCTGGCATACGAGAAAGCACAGACCGACCGGAAGAATCTGGAAGCCAAGCACGCCAAGGAGCGTGCAGCAGGGCTGCGGCTGCGACCGGAGGGACAAGAGATCACACCGTTCCCGGAAGAATCTCCGGCAGGCGTAGAGGCGTACGACGCAACGGCTGCACGCGAAGCGCAAGCTCGCAAGGTTGAGTACGACGCAGCGGTCGAAGCGGAGAACAAGGCGCAGGCGGAATACAACGCGGTGCTGCAGCAGTTGCTGCGGGAGGTCAACTCAGCGCGGGCTGACGGCGTCATGTACTTCCTGACGCAGGATCGCGACAAAACAGAAGCGCAGCTGGACAAGGCCGCAGGTGAGATGCTCGATCTGCTGGGCCGCGGTGCGAACAAAAGTCTCAAACTCGCACGTGCGCGAGACGTGTTGGCCAGTTTCCTCGGGTCTGCCCCCTTGTCACAGGATGGTGTGAA